ATGTTATGAGGCAAAAATACATTGATATTGACGTACCAAGCACATTTGCTGATCTTAAGATTAAGTTACAACAAGATAAAATCAAGATGCATAAGATTTCAGCAAAACATGAAAATACTATGGTTAGTTTTGAATGTGTAATACTTGCTTCTGATGTTGCAAAGACCTACATTAAGGAGTGTAAATTAGTATGTCCAAAATGTGGATATGGTTTTTCTGTGACTTGTGATAATAATAGAAATATACCTTTTGAGAAATGTGTTAATCCACAATGTAGAGAGACAAGATTGTTACCAGACCAAGACACTCTAATAACTGAGAACATTCAGACAGTATTCTTAAATGAACCATTAGAAGAGGCGATAATGAACTCTCCTAAAATGTTTGTTGGTAAAATCAAAGGAACTAATGTTGGAACTGCCTTTGTTGGTCAAAAAAAGAGAATAGTGGGTTTATTCAAGACAGTATATGATCCAAAGAAAACAGAACATAATGTGATTATAGACGTATCATACATAGAAGACCTGGATGATGTTAAACTAGTAAAGCCAACAGAATCAGAATTAAACAAATTGAAAGAGGAGTCAAAAAAGCCAGATTTCATGAAAAAGGTAGTTAGTAGTTATGCACCACATATCTATGGATATGGGGACATAAAGAAGTCATTATTATTACAGCTAGCAGGGGGTGTTAATGGCAAGAGACGAGGGGACATTAACATTCTCCTGGTGGGTGATCCTAGTATGGCAAAGTCAGAATTACTAAAGTTTGGTAAAAAAATAACACAAACATCAATATACACAAGTGGAAAGGGTACTTCGGCAGCAGGACTAACCATTGGTATGGTCAAATTGTCTGATGGAACCATGATTGCACAGGCAGGGGTATTACCACTATGTTCAGGTGGGTTTGCATTTATTGACGAATTTGACAAGATGAACAAGTTGGATAGAAGTTCAATGCACGAAGCAATGGAACAACAGACAGTATCTAGGGCTGTAGCTGGTACTCAATTAACCTTGCCTGCAAAGACAAGTATATTGGCAGCAGCAAACCCAAAGTTCGGCAAATATGACCCAGCAGAATCATTGGGAGAGAATATTAACGTACCACCGGCATTATTGTCAAGATTTGACCTAATATGGCTCATCAAGGATAAAGTAGATATTCATACCGACCTGGCAAAAGCAAATCATATACTTAACACATATTCTGATGATAAAACTATTGATAAACCATATCTTACTCCAAAACAACTTATGGCTTACATAAATCATGTGAGAACTGCAAAACCAAGACTATCTAATGAAACAAGAAAAGAAATATTGAAAATATATGAGAAGATGCGACAACTATCAAAGGAAGATGAATCAGCATTAGCAATAGGAACAAGACAACTTGAGGCATTAATCAGATTGTCTTTGGCACACGCCAAGTTGTTATTCAAGGCTGAAGCAGACATAGAAGACGTTCATTCAGTAAAGGACGTACTAGGTAATATGTTTGAGACATTCGGACTTGATATGGATAAAGGTAAGTTTGACCAGTCATTATTGACAGGAGTTACAGGAAAGGAGACAAAAGAACAGGCTGCCAACCGTGTTTGGGCAGAATCATCAGATCCAAACGGAGATGTATCAATAACAGACTTTATGAAAGCACTTGCAGAGTCACCGGCTTTTGATGAAACTTCAGCAAAGAAACTCTTTGACAATTGGGATAGAAGTTGTGTAGTAAGAATGAATAAGGACGGAACATGGAGGAAGTTAGTATAATGGTTGCTAGATGTAGGGGTATATGTGATATAATGAGGGCTAAGCAAAAAATAAGAAGACCTAAACATTTACCATACCTAACACATTCACAATGCAGAGTATGTAGGATATGGTTTGACAAGAAAGATTTAGAAACACCTAGATGTCCGTGTTGTAGTACAATATTGGCTATTTTACCCAGGGAAAACTATAAGAAAAAAGTATACAGAGCAGCACTACATGGAGCATCACCTTGGAATTAGACATAAGCCAACTAGAGGGTGTTGGACCTGTAACAGTTAAGAAACTCAAAGAGTTTGGAGTTACTTCCCTGTTTGATATCTGTGTAAGAGGCTCAAGGGAAATATCAGAGATAACTGCAACGGCAAAAACAAAAGCAGATGTTTGGGTATTCAATGCACAAAAGATACTAGAAGATGAGGGTCTAATAAGGAAAACAGATATGACAACACTAGAGTTATTTGACTATCAAAAGAATATTGACACTTTACCAGTAAAATGTGAGGCAGTAGACAATCTCATGAGTGGGGGAGTCAAACCAGAATGTACTTATGAAGTATATGGGGAGTTTGGTTCTGGAAAAACCCAGTTCTGCCTTGCATTAACAGTTGAGGCTATTGCCAGGGGAGATAATGTTGTTTGGGTTGATTGTGAAGACACATTCAGACCAAATAGGATAGGTGAGATTCTAATAGAGAGAGGACACGTACAGGATATGGATGAAGCGATGAAATACATGGAAAGAATAGATTACTTCTTTACACCTAACACTGAACAACTAATGGGAACTATTAACGCATTATCTGATGTCTTATTAGCAAAAAAACCAAGACTTGTAGTAATAGACGGTTCTATAGGACAGTTCCGAGAGGAATACCTGGGAAGAGGAACACTTGCAGCAAGACAAAACCAAATAGCAAGACTAATGACTCACTTGAAGAATATATCATTCTATTTTAAATGTACTGTCTTATACACAAACCAGGTGCAATCAGATCCAAGTATTATGTTTGGCGATCCTACAAAGCCTATTGGTGGTAATGTAGTAGGTCATGCTGCAACATATAGGTTATATTTCAAGAAATCTGGAAGAAAAAGGATAGCAAGAATGGTAGATAGTCCAGAACATCCTATAGCAGATGCACCATTCGCACTTGATGCTAAGGGAATATCAGACGTAAAAGAATAACCATATAAATCATATAATTATATAACAACTGTGAATACAAGACAACGGATGCGTGTTAGTAATAGGAAAGCTGTTTTACATCTACTGAAGAATGGGTATGATGACATATGGCTAAAACCTCATGGTAGGAGGCACGACCTAGTATACAACACAGGAGAGTGGTATAGAGCGTTGGATCTTTGGAACTTGTTTGATGGAATATGCTTTGATAAGGAGGGTAATTTAATCCTTTTACAGATAAAGACCAACGCATGGGCTAAGGAACAACCAATAAAGGACTTTCTATCTGATAAGAATCACCTGGTAGTACTGTCAATAAACGTAAAGTATGGGAAAAATTGGACAATAAATATAAGGGAGTATAAAACTTAGATTGTATTGACTGATATAAAGATAGTAGCAGGTGGAGTTTGTAGTGCTTGTGGACACGCACAGAAATCACATGAGGACAACAATGGTTGTAGTGATTGTGATTGTATTGCGATAGGTTCATATTAACGCATAGTTTATATTACCTGTGCATAAAGATAAACATGGTAATATAATTGGTGCTGGTGAAGATACTGCTGTTAGCATCCTTAATGATATTTTCAAGGATGGCTCAAAAATCATTCCTCAATATCCCCTCATAAAAATACTAACAGAAGAATATAGGGATTCATTACCAGAGAGTTATTTAAAACATAAAGTGGATATTATGGTATTCACAGCAGATAAAAAGATAGCTGTCCGAGTGCAAGGTAAGGACCATGAGGGTATATTAAAATCAGCGAGGGACACTGTCCAGAAGAAACTATTAGAGTGGAATGGATGTGTAGTTGTTGACCTAACATGGATGGAATGCCCATACTTATTCAAGGAACAAAAGGATGAAAACAGTTACCTGGAAGTTATGAACGCCTTTAAAAATTCAGGGTTACTTATATAGATGTTCAGGGGCATCTGATTTTTCTTCTTCAGGTTTCTCTTCCTTTTTATCTTCCTTTTGCTCTAGGTACATGTTATATAATTCATGTTTCTGCTGTGATAGCTTCTCCTGTACCATTAGCATTGTTATCTCAACCTCAAGAAAACTACATTTATTATCAATAAAAGCCTTATCCAACGCCTTGTCTACTTTGTTGTAGAGCTTGTCTATTATATTCCACCTGGGCTCATGGTCATGTTCTGGGGGCATACACATTCTCTTATATTACTTTATATAAATTTATGCCTTACTTTACTCACAAAAAATATATAATTTTATTATCGAATGTGGTGTACACTAGTGGTTTCAGAAAACTTTAAACTGTAATAGAATCATGTAATCCTATGGGATGTA